CCGGCAAGAGTCCGCCGCCCGTCTACATGGAAGCGATCGCGGAACTGCTCGAGCAGACCCCGCCGCAGGACTGGCCAGCGAGGTGGAAATGACAGAACTTACAGCGGACGAGCTGCGACGCCTTCTGAGCTATGATCCTGAGAGGGGCGATTTTCGCTGGCTCGTCTTCAGGAACAACCGCGTGCGGGATAGGGAGATCGCCGGTGGTCTCAGCGGGTATGGCTACTGGCAGATCAAGCTCAACAAGCGCCTCTACCGCGCGCACCGCTTGGCTTGGCTATACGTCCACGGCCAATGGCCAAGCGGTGGTCTCGATCACATCGACGGGAACCCTTTGAACAACGCGATCGCAAACCTTCGCGAAGCGACGGACTCCCAGAACCAGCACAATCAGGGCAAGAGGCGGAACAACACGAGCGGTTACAAGGGTGTCTATAGACCGCACTACAGCGACAAGTGGCGCGCTCAGATTTACATCAACGGCAAAGGCATAGCGTTGGGATCATTCGACACGCCAGAGGACGCTGCGACGGCTTACTCAGTGGCGGCCAAACGCTACCACGGAGATTTCTCCAAAGTGTAGCCAAAGAATCACAGCCATCTCTCGCAAATCAGTATATCCGCGCATAGTAGGTGACCGATCGGCCTGCAGCCACCTCTGATCTCATTCGAGGAAGCGCCGCGCGACGGACACCCCCAATTCGCCCTTGGTAGGCGATAGGGTTTGAACGGGGATCGGATAACAAATCCGGCCCGTTAAAAGCTTGCAGAAATACCATCGATGAGATGGCCACGAGGTGGCCGCCCAGAATACCGCAGCGTGAGGGTTGGGCCGTACCGGTCGTGCGGCCGCTGTCCTAACTTCCCTCGTAAAGCGAACCGGCGCCGCTGCGGTTATCCATTCACATCAGGAGAAAGCCGATGCACGCCAAGATCATCGAAGTGATCGAGGTTACGGAGTTCGTCGAAGAGCCGATGTTTGGCGATCAAGGCGGTTCGATCGCCTTGCGCCAGAAGCGCAGATTCTTCCTTCCTGATGGCTCGGAGCTTTCAGCGGATGGCCGCGATGTTGTCCCGGCTCAGGTGCCCGTCAGTCCCAAGGTCCACATCCACCATCACGAGGACGGTTCCATATCGGGCTCGATCATCTGATCCCACTAACCCTGTCCCGCGTCCTTCAACCCCGGAGGACATGCAAATGCACGATTCCAATCCCAAGGTACTGCTGTACGTCGGCTATGCCGCGGTAGCACTTGGCTTCTGCATGACGTTCGAATTCGGTCGCTCCATGAGCTACCTGCACGCTGGCGCCATGGGCCTGCTCACCATCGCTGCGGCCTTCATGTGGCCCGAGGTCGATCGACGTTGGCGTGACAAGCGCAAGATCTCGGCCGGGCTCATGACCGCGGCTGGAATTCTATTCGTCGGCGTCGAGCTGTTCAGCCATCTGGGCTACACCGTTGGACATCGCATCCGCGATACCGAGGAAGCCACAGTTCAGAACGCCCGCTATTCGTCGGCTCAGGAAGCTGTGTCTGAGGACAAGACGAACCTCGCCATGTGGCAGGAGCGTCTGAAGAAGCTCGAGGCGGAATACGCCTGGCTTCCCACCGTGACGTCCGAAGCTCTACAGGCCCGCCTCGCCAGCGCAAATCTCGCGATCGAGCAGGAATCCAAGCGCGGCGGCTGCGGCCCCAAGTGCCTCGAGCGCACGAAGGAGCGCGACGAGATCGCCTCCCGCATGAACCTCGCCCGCGAGCGGGCCGAACTGACCGGGAAGATCGAAGCGACGAAGCGTGTCCTCGCCGGCGCCCGCGACAAGGCCGACACGACCGAGTTCAAGACGAGCAAGATCATCTCTCAGACAAAGTTCGTCAGCCAGCTTGCGACGTTCGATCTTGAGCCTGGAAAGGCTGCTCTCACCTGGGCACAGATCGGCATCGGCTTTCTCGTCGCCCTTGTGACGACGTTCCTTGGCCCGGTGTGCATCTATCTGTCCGGCCACAGTCTAGGCTCTCTCATCGGCCGCGAATCCCAACCCCAAGGGCGGCCAGAGGCTATGCCCGCTCCCACACATTCAAGACGTCCTATTGTTGCAGAGGCATGGAGGGATCGCTTCTACAAGCCCTCATGCAGAACACTCGGCGTCGCTCCGGTCTCAACGTGACCAGATACTACCTAGGGATCTCGTCATCTGGTCCCAACGTACTCCGCAACGTCCGGCTTGATGAGACAGGAGAACCACTCCTGCTCATCGACCAGGATGCAATCGCCAAGATCACCATCGATTTCACCGACTGGCTCGAGACAGGGGAAACGCTATCAGGTCTCACGGCGACCCCTCGCGGATGTGAAGTGTCAGTTTCAACATCTGGACCGAAGTCTGTTCTCACCATCAGTGAGGTAACGAGCTTCGACGACGGAGATATCACTATCATCGGCACGTCTTCCACTGGCGAGAAGTACCGCGGCATCATTCGCGTTCGCAGGACAGCCAGATACAGAGACGAGTCCACGTTGCATGGGGATTACGTGTGAGCCTCATCTATTCATCTAAAGTAGACACTAAATAGACCATGGCAGCGGGTAAAAAGACAGGCGGGCGCCAAAAAGGCGTCAAGAACAAGACGACAGTGGAGCGTGATACATTCGCGCGCTCGGTCGCCGAGGCTGCCGCTAACCAAGGCGAGTCCCCGCTAGAGTACATGCTCCGCGTCATGCGAACTAGCGAAGACGATAAGCGTCGCGATGCCATGGCGGTAGCGGCAGCCGCCTACGTTCATCCGCGCCTCGCTGCTATCGAGCACACAGGCGAGACCACGCATAACATCGTCACCGACAAGCCGCTGTCCGCCGACGAATGGCAGAATGCTCACGCAGACCCCGCATCGGCTAATTAACGTCGTCTGGCGGCCTCAGATCGGTCCGCAGAAGGCGCTCGTCGATTGCCCCTACCGAGAGATCTTCTTCGGCGGCGCACGCGGCGGTGGCAAGACGGACGGCGTGCTCGGAAAGTGGGCCCTCAAAGCTCAGCGCTATGGCGACAAGTTCAACGCCGTGATGTTCCGCAGAACCACTGTCTCAAGCGAAGACGCAATCGAACGGAGCCGGCAGATCTTCAAGCCACTTGGCGCTGAGTTCAACGGATCGAAGAACATCTGGCGGATGCCAGGCGGCGGGCGCGTGTCATTCGCATATCTCGACAAGGTGCAGGACGCTGACGAATACCAGGGCCGCAACGTTACCGACGCTTGGGTTGAGGAGGCGGGCCAGTACCCTATGCCAGACCCGATACTGCGTCTGTTCGGCGTTCTCCGATCAGCGCAGGGCATACCGACGCAGCTCATTGTGACTGCGAATCCTGGCGGCGCCGGCCAGCACTGGATGCGCGATCGCTACGAGCTTCACCCGTTCCCGAAGAAGCCCAAGGTGCTCAAGCGCAAGGTCACGGACGAACTCACTCACGAAGTGGCGGTTATCCCGTCGCGCATCACGGACAACCGCATCCTGCTTGACAACGACCCTGCCTACATCACGAACCTGCACATGGTCGGTAGCAAGGAACTGGTCCGCGCATGGCTTGAGGGCGATTGGTCGGCAGTCGAAGGCGCATTCTTCGACGGATGGTCCGAGAAGCGCCACGTCGTTCAGCCATTCAGCGTGCCCAAGGATTGGATGCGCTTCCGGTCTATGGACTGGGGATTTGCGCGTCCGTCCTCCATTGGATGGTGGGCCATCGCGAGCGATGACTATCCAGTAGGGGATGGGCGAGTTCTGCCCCGCGGCTGCATGGTGCGCTACCGAGAACTCTACACGGCGATCAAGCCAGATGTGGGCATGAGGCTGGATGTTGAGCAGCTCGGAGCGCTTCTCAAGTCCAAAGAACAGGCGGGCGAGCAGATATCGTACACGGTCGTCGATCCTGCGATGAACTCTGAGAACGGCGGGCCTTCGATGACGCAGCGCCTGGCCAAGGTCGGTGTTCCGTGCCGGCCTGGTGACAACACTCGTATCGGCAAGAACGGCGCCATGGGTGGTTGGGATCAGTTCCGCTCTCGCCTCCGTGGCGAGGCCAACGACAGGCCGATGATGGCGGTGTTCTCGACATGCAAGGACTTCATTCGCACGGTGCCGGTCCTTCAGCATGATCCCGACAGGCCAGAGGACGTGGACACGGAGAGCGAAGACCACGTGGCGGACGAGGTTCGCTATGCCTGCATGTCTCGCCCTTGGGTTCGCGCTGTGAAAGACGCGCCGGCCAAGAAGCCTAACGACTACAAGAGAATGAATACTGATCAGGGGAGCTGGCGCGCCTGATGGCTATCGCTGTCACGGCCTCATCACCAACTGACCGTCCCGAACGCAAAGAGCCAGATGTGCTGTCCAGGCGCATGAAGTGGTTCCGCGCCTTCGAGCAGAACAAGCAGTCGGAGATGAACGAGGGCCGAGAGGCCCGCCAGTATTACCACGACAAGCAGTGGACAGACACGGAGATCCGTCGACTACGCAATCGCGGCCAGCAGGCGACTGTTCGCAATCGCATCAAGCGCAAGATCGACTTTCTCGTGGGCATCGAGCAGCGGTTGCGTCGCGATCCGCGGGCATATCCACGCACACCCAACCACGAGAAGGATGGCGACACGGCAACCGCCGGTCTGCGCTTCGTGTGTGATCAAAGCCTATGGCCCAAGGTTGCATCAGATACGATGCACGATGGCTTGGTCTCTGGAATGGGTGTGGTGTTCATTGGCATCGCCGATCAGGATCCGTCGATCATGGACGTTCCAGTAGATCGGTTCTTTTACGATCCGCGTTCGATCAAGCCTGATTTCTCCGACGCTCGCTACATGGGCTTGCATCTGTGGCTAGACGTTGACGATGCCAAGGAGCGTTGGCCGGACAAGGTCGACGAAATCGACGACATGATGGACGCGAGCGGAAGCCAGTCCACCACGTCTATCGTTGAGCAGGACCGAGACGAGCAGTGGGGTGATCTTGAGAATCGCCGCGTTCGAGTCGTCGAGTTCTGGGAGCGCAAGCGCGGCGGGTGGCACTACAGCTATTTCTCCGGCCATCTTGAACTTGAGAGCGGTCCAAGCCCGTACAAGGGCCTAAAAGGCGAGCCTGACTGCCCTTATGAGGCGTGGAGCCCTTATATTGATGAAAAGGGCCAGCGCTATGGCCTGATCCGGACGATGAAGTCGATCCAGGATGAGATCAACTACTCGTCTTCGAAGATGCTGCACCGGCTCGCAACGCGGCAGTTCTTTTACCATGAAGGTGCGGTTGACGACGTCGATGCGTTTGGCCGCGAACTCGCGAAACCCGACGGCAAGATCAAAATCAACGTCGGGTCGGAATGGGGAAAAGACGTCGGCATTGTAGACGACACCGTAGAGCTTCGCGGTGAGGCCGAGCGTCATGCCTTGGCACTGGCCGAGATGGAGAACTACGGTCCAAACCCTGGTCTCACAGGACAGGGAGAGGGAGTAGACGGTGCATCCGGGCGCGCGCTGCTCGCTCAGCGCGACAGCGGCATGACTGAGCTTTCCCCCGTCTTCGAGCGTCACCGGGACTGGAAACTGCGCTGCTACCGCAAGATGTGGGCGCGCATGAAGCAGGCTTGGACAGCGGAGCGCTGGATCCGGATCACCGACGACAAAGACGCCATTCAGTTCGTACCGATGAATCAGTACGAGATGGACCCGATGACGGGCCAGATCGTGGCGAACAACGTGGTTGCCGAGATTGACGTCGACATCATGCTCGACGAAGGCCCCGACACGATCACGATGAACGAGGAGCTTCTGCAGACGCTCTCGCAACTCTCCTCCGTGCCCCCACCGTTGTGGAAGGTGTTCATCGAACTATCGAACACGCCTCAGAAAGAGAAGCTGTTCAAGATGCTGGATGAGGCGCAGCAGGCAATGGCCGAGCCGCCCGATCCGGCGCTCGAGCTCAAGGCGCAGGAGATGCAGCTCAAGACCCAGGAGCTTCAGGTTAAAGGCGAACAGGAGCAGATGAAAGGTCAGATGGCTCTGCAGAAGGGTCAGATGGATCTCATGATCGCCGACAAGAACATCCAGCTCAAGGACATGGAGATCCAGGCCAAGCAAATCGAAATGGCGGGCCAGCGCGAGATCAAGATGATTGAGCTTCAGGCCGAGGATAGACGCCAGCAGTTCGACGAGCAGCGCCACGCACGCGAACTTGAGAGCATGGACCGCAAGGGCAAACAGGACGAGGCCGCCTTCAAGCAGAAGCAGGCACTCGCCAAGAAGACAGCAGAGAGCAGAGCCGATGGACTATGAAGAGATGCGCATGGAGTGCCTGAAGATGGCGCTCTCTAGCGGACACAGTGGCGGCAGCGCGACCAAGGAAGCCGAGCGCCTCTACAATTGGATTCGCGGCCGCGGACAGTCAGAAAACACCGAAGTTGGCAGCGGCTCGCACCGCGCGAACGTTGTCGGCAAGGATGGCGTGATCGATAAGCCGCCGTTCAAGGATTACAAGCCTGAGTGATTAGCGATCGTGCGTAAGCCTCGCCGGGCTCTAAGCGGCGTTTCGCGGTCTGCAGGCGATACAGGCAGAACCCCGCCTCGTCAGGGCGACACCTGACGTTCTCGTGACCAGCAACGACATCGCGGAGAGAGACCATGACGATGACCGAAGGGTCAGGCGACGACGACGTATTTGACGGCGTGTTCGATCGTGAAACACCGCAGGAAACTGTGGTTGACACGACGAACACCGAAACACCGTCAGGTCCGCCGAGGGATGAGAGAGGCCGGTTTGCTTCGTCTCAACCGCAGCAGGAAGCCCAGGCTGAACTTCAGCCGCAGGCCGAAACGACGCCGCATCAAGATCCAAACGCCAATCGCCACGTTCCGCTCTCAGAACACCTGGGCGAGCGCACCAAGTACAAGGAGCGCATTTCCCAGATCGAGAAGTCGCAAATGGAATCCGAGGCTCGGGCGAAAGCCTACGAGCAGCAGATCCAGCAGCTTCTCAATCAGCGGCAACAGCCGCAGCCCCAAGTACATCAGCCAGTCGAAGAAGAACCTGACCCGTACTCAGATCCGCAAGGGTGGGCAAAACACCAGCGCGATCAGGTCACGGAGATGCTGAGGCAAAACCGAGCCGCCATGTCACAGCGCTTTGCTGTGCAGCAGTACGGAGCGGAAGCTGTTCAGCAGGCATTGGCGAATGTTCCGAGCAACGTCGCCAACAATCTCTATGTCAACTCTGCCGATCCCTTCGGGGATTTGATGGAGTGGCACAAAGAGCAGCAGGTTCGAAAGGAAGTCGGAAGCGACCTTGATGGCTACAAAAAGCGCATCGAGGAAGAAGTCCGACAGAAGGTGCTGGCCGAGCTGAAGGCCGGAGGGGCGAGCGGTCAACCGCAACCAAAGTTCCCAGGCTCATTGGCCGCAGCAACAGCGACCGGGGAGCAAGGGGGACACCTTACCGAAGAGGCGGCGATGGGAAGCATCTTTGCCACTGGCAGAGATCGCCGCAAGTAACCCCGCGTTCGTCGCCTCGTGATCCAACCCTCGTCACGAGAGAACCCCAATGGCAAATACGCAGGTCCTTTCCGGACTCGAACTCACTAAGTGGCGTCGCGACTTTATCCGCGAGTACGTGCGCGACTCCGGCTTCTCGCCCTACATGGGCGACAGCCCCATGGACATCATCCACGTCATCAATGACCTTAAGACGGATGGCTACACCATCCGCGTTCCGCTCGTCGGCCGCCTTCAGGCATCGGGCGTTCAGGGAAACTCTGCTCTGTCCGGTCAGGAAGAAGCGCTTGACCAGTACTACAACGACATCTCCTGGGAGTTCTATCGCCACGCGATTGCGGCGACCAAGAAGGAAAAGAAGAAGAGCGCGACCGAATTCATGGCCGTCGCTCGCCCCCTCCTTCGCGAATGGTCGTCCGAGCTGATCAAGTACCAGATCATCGATAGCTTCCACAAAATGTCGGGCGGTGCAAAGTTCTCGGCCGCCGACGCCACGGCTCGCAATGCCTGGAGCGCCAACAACATTGACCGAGTTCTCTACGGCGCGACGACTGCCAACTACTCTGGCACGCACGCAACCGGCCTGACGGCGATCGACAACACCGACGACAAGCTCACGCCTGCCCTCGGTTCGCTCGCCAAGTTTGTGGCGCGCACCGCGAACCCGCACATCCGTCCGTTCAAGACCGGCACGCAGGGCCGCGAGTTCTACGTCATGTTCACGCATCCGCTCGCGTTCCGTGACCTCAAGAACCATGCGACCATGACGCAGGCAAACCGTGATGCGCGCCCGCGCGATGTGGACAGCAACCCGATCTTCCAGGACGGCGACCTCATCTACGACGGCGTGATCTATCGCGAGATCCCGGAGTTCTACACGGCCCGTCAGGGAACCGGCGTCAACTCCGAGACGACGTTCTCGAACGGCACCATCCAGTGCTGCGCCAACTTCCTCTGTGGTGCTCAGGCGCTCGGATTCGTCAACAAGCAGGCCGCGCTCCCGACGTCCAAGAGCGAGGACGACTATGGCTTCGTCGACGGCGTCGGCATCGAGCTTGCTCACGGCATCGACAAGCTGCGCTGGAACAACGGTGCAAATGGCGCCCTGAACAAGGATGTCGGCATGGTCACCGTCTACACCGCGGCGGTTTCGTGATCTCAGGCTTGAAAGGAAACTGATCCAATGGCTGTTTACGAAACCTCCAAATCGGCCCGCTACGGGGCATCAGTAGGGCAGGGCTGGTCCCGTCAGCATGTCGTGGACTGCGCCATCGTTGCGCTCGGCACGGGCATGATCGACAACGCCGACGACGATGTCGGCCTGCTCTGGCTCCCGAAAGGTGCCGTCATCACCGGTTGCACCCTTTCCGTGACCGATATGGATGGCTCTACAGGCCTAGTTCTCGATGTCGGTATCTCTGGCACCGAAGAGCTGCTGATCGCCAACGCGACCACCGGCCAGGCCGGAGGCATCAACGCCACGATGGCGCAGGCGGCCCACCTCTATAAGTGCGCTGCCCGCACGCAGGTTCGCCTGTACATCAGCACGGCGGCGAGCTCTGGCGTGGCTGGCACAGCGAAGTTTCATATCACGTACTTCGTGGATGAGGACTTCGACACGACGGCGCTCGTGCCGTTTGTCGGCTGAGGATAACGAGGGCGGGGAGCGATCCCCGCCCTTCACCGGAGACACCTCATGGAATTCATGTACGTGGGCGAAGAAGCCGAGACGACTATTTTCGGCATCACGTTCAGGAGAGGCGAGGCCGAAGAGGTCACCGACGAGCGCGCAATCCGCAAGTTGAAGAGCAGTTCCCTATTCACGCACAACAGCTCTGCTGAAGTGCCTCCGTCCGAAGAGCCGAAGCGCCGCGGCCGCCCGCCGAGAGTTGAGAATGCCTAAGAGCAAGGCCCAGCTATCCACGGCTGTGCTCCGACAAATGAACGTCTACGGACCGGACGAGACTCCGAGCGCCGAAGATGCGTCGACCGTCGAGGCCAAATACGATTCCAAGCTCCTGGAATGGCGCGACGAGGGCCTGATCTATTGGGACAACGGATCGAACCGTAACACCGAAGAAATCCCGGACAGGGTTTTCTCGGTGTTGTGTGACCTGATGGAAAACGAGGTCCGCAATCAGTTCAAGTCGGACAACCCTCCTGTGCAGAGGATGGCTCAGGAAGTCGCATTGCTACGTCGCCTGCGTCGCCATCTCGCCAAGAAGCCTTCCGGCGAGTCCACGCCATTCTCGAGCTACTGAGGTACTGACGCATGGCTGACGTAACGATCTCTGACTCTGGTGCTCAGCGAGGTCCGCGATTCAGCTTGCTGTCGATGAGCTTTGCATCGGCGTGTTCGCTCAGCACGCGCAGTATCTCATTGGCAATCGTCGGATCGTGATCGGCCGACCACATCGACGCGACCAGCTTCTTGTCAAAGAGAATGTGGAAGTGCGTCCCGAGATTGGTGCGCCCTGTATCCAGCGTAAAGCGAGACATAAATAAAATCCTCAAGGAAAACTAGTTGACCCTGATCCCCCTAGAGATCGGCACACAGTCTAACTATGGCCGCTATGGCCAGGATGGCAAGGCCCGTCTCATCAACGGTTATGCGGAAGAATTGGGGAAAGAGGGCAAGCACCCTTACCCGATCTATGCGTTTCCGGGGCTTTCAGACTTCGCGACGCTTACAGACGGCGGCGCGGTGCGGTGCATGATCGATCTCGACAACTACCTCTACACGGTAGCCGGGAGAGCGGTTTATCGAATCGACACAAGCGGTTCTGGCGGGTCTGTTCCGATTGGCGGTCTCGCCTCTGATGGTCATGTCACCATGGCCCGCAACCGCCGCGCTCCGAACGCACAGATTGCCGTGGTTTGCGACGGCGCGGTCAAGATCATCACCGGCACCACGGTATCTGATCTTGGGGATAGTGACCTTCCACCTCCAAACAGCGTATTCTTCCTCGGCGGCTACTTCGTGTTCACGCTCCCAGATGGCAAGTATTTCTGGTCGGCGATTGATGACTCGGCTGTCGATGCCCTAGATTTCAGATCAGCGGAAGCAAACCCAGACGGCCTAGTGATCGGCAAGGCGCTAGGTCAGACGGCAGTCCTATTCGGAGGCCGCTCGACTGAGTTCCACACCCTCACTGGCGGTGCCGAGGTGTTCGCCCGCCAGCACGTCATCAACGTCGGATGCTACGCGGCTGGATCAGTTGCTGAGATCCCGATCATCACGCCGCAGGTGATTACCGACTCTCTCGCGTTTGCCGCGACTGACCGACAGGGAGCATACGCTGGCATCTGTGTGATCGAGAACCTATCGGCTAGGAAGATCTCAAATCACGCTGTTGACCGCGCTGTAAGGGACGAGCCTAACCCCCTCTCGATTACCTCGTGTTCATGGTCTGACGGTGGCCATGCGTTCTACTCCATCAGTGGATCCTCGTTCTCGTGGTGCTGGGATTCCTCTACCGGCCAATGGACGGAGCGCCAGAGCTACGGCTTGCTCCGCTGGAAGGTCCGCTCGGTTCAGCAGTTCGGCGGCGGCCTCATTGCCGGGGACTACACGTCGAACAAGCTCTACCGCATGAGCAACACCGTTTATGCTGAGGGAACCGATCCCCTTATCATGACGGTGCAGACGCCGCCGCTTCATGCGTTCCCAGAGGCGTTGGAATTCCTCGCCCTCTACCTCGACGTGATCCCCGGTGTGGGTATCGAGTCAGGAAACGATGAGAACACCGACCCTGAGATCATGGTCTCATGGTCTGACGACGGTATCAACTTCACCCCTCCCCGTTTTATAAAAGTCGGCAAGATGGGCGAGACCATCAAGCGGGTTAAGACCCATCGCCTCGGTCAATCGAAGCGTGGTGGCGGCGGACGCACCTTCCGGTTCTCTGTTTC